AATTCGTGCAAGGGCTACCACCTATCAGTAAGTCAAACCCTTCATATTTTGTAAAATCTTCTGTTGTTACATTCCCACAATGATCTATTTGCGGATAATTTTTCTCACTTACTTTTATCGCATTTTGTTCGATTTCATAAGCCACATATCTTTCAACAAGAATTCCTGCTCTTTCAAGTGCGACCATTCCGCATGATATTCCATCAAATAAACTTAGTACTTTCATTTTATTTCTGAAAGGAAACCCGGATTTTATGTGCGCACAACCTATTTTCCTTTCATTTTATTTTTTATCTTTTCCAAACACATTACACGGCTCTTCTGGCCATGTATGTTCTTCCGAAGATTTATTTCTTTTCCCTAACAAAATACACCCTCCCGCACCTCGCACACTTATACCTTCTGCCTACATTGGTGACTCTTTTAAATCTCTCACAGCCACATCTACACCTTTGGCGACTGCCATCCTCATCCCTAAGAACAACAGTGCGGTCCGCTGTTTTGAATATCATTTGCCTCTCACCTTCTTCTTTCTTTTCTTCTTCGAACGGTTATAAATAAAATATGACATACTGCCATTCTTAGAGGATTTGTCTAATCTCATTTGCTTAACAGCCTCCCCTCTATTGCATCGATTTCTTTGCTGTCATAAGACCGTCCTTCAAAGTTATTAAATGCATTTTTCTTACTGCTTTTCCTAGTCGCTTTCTTCTCCGGCTTCTTCGTTACCGGATAAAAACTCTTCCAGTTACTCACGGTTGCCTTCCGAATGATTGATAGCTGCTCTTCTGGATCTGTAGATAATTCTTTCAATCCATCTGCCAATAGCTTGATTTGATTATGGTCAAGTTTATCTCCATTCTTCTCTCTGCATAAAACATACAAAGAAAAAGCATCTTTTACTTTTTCACTGGCGAACGCCCTTATATATATACTTTTATCTATATCTTTATCTATATCTATATCTGAAACAGCGACGTCAGACGACTTGTCAGACGATTTTTCGGACGACTTACCAATTAAAGCCCTCTGTTTAGCTCTTCTTTCCTCTTGATACAGCCTATCACGTTCTTTTTTTCGCTCATAAGCATCGAGTGTCTGATGCTTGTTCCAGTTCGGAATTGTGATTATTCCATCTACTATCTCGATCATTTTGTATTGCTCAAACACACTCAAAGCCATAGCAACAGTAGATTCGTTCATGTGAAAAATTGTTGCGAGCATCTTATCCGTATATGGGATTTTATCATTCATAAGGAATACGCCG